CTTTGAAGACATAAACAAAAGCAAGAGGATACACTAATGATAAATGAGAACATGGCAGCAAAATCGGAAAAATCGGTAAAAACGGCAAAATCGGAAAAACCAGTAAAAATAGATCTAAAAGGAGTTGTTTTTTGTAAGGCTAAAAAATGTATGAATTCTTTGTATAAGAATGAGAGCAGTAGTTTTAAGGGATATTGTCAGGATTGTGGTTAAAATACAACAATGTGTTGTAAATAAGTCACAATAAAGGCAGGTATTTACCTATAGACTTTTTTTGCCAGAAAAATTTTTTTGTTTTTCAATTTACGAATCGTGGTTACAATGGTTACAATGACATTCAATCGACTATTATTAGCAAATACCAACGGTTCTAGGCCATAATTTTGTAACAAATCTTGGTTACAATGTGGTTACAGTGGTTACAATCCAGTAAAATCAACACTTTTAGCAAACCCGTACGCGCGCATAAGAAAATGTTTTTGAAAAAAATGTGTCCTAGAGAAAAAAACTATAGGTGCTATAAGTAGATATGCGTAGAAATAAGAAATCCAAATTTAAACACGTCGTGATCGGTTCAAAGAAGTATTATTTTTACCGCCTCGAGTGGATCGATATAACGGGGGACGCAGGCCATGCATCAATAGAAGAATTTGATAAATTCGAATGCAGCAAAATGATAACGCATGCATACATTTACAAACGAAATAAAAAATTCGTTTGGACATTTGCATCATATGAAGATAAAGACGTTTCATTTTCAGACCGTAATATATTTCCTGTGGGATGTATTGTTAAATTAGAGAAGATTACTCTTTAGATTCCTCGACTACTTCTGCGTTGCCATCAATGATAGGCTTGAAATTCTTCAAAGCTTTTTCTAACATTTTATCTAACTCAGACTCTTCCAGGTTATCTAAGTTTTTATGCAGATGTAGATTGGTATTATTTTGATAGCCGCCGGCCTTACCTCTGGCAACTTCAGCGTTGATAGCAGCACTCCAGGCTTTTGATTCTCTTGCTTCATCTCTCAATTGGCCCAGTTCACCTAAGTGAGATTCCATACTAATATCGTATTTTTTTAATTTTTCACTTCTTAACCTGCCTATGTACTGACTAACTAGAGGGTACATTGATGGGTTTTGAAGCTTACTTGCAGAGACATAGGCAGAATTAGGATCATAACCCGCTTCGATAGCACAGTCGGTAGCAGTTTTCCTACCTTCATTTGCTACTACTAAATTAGCGAACTTAACTTGTTTTTCTGTAAGTCTTTTTGGTAAACCCATAACTTGCAATATAAATTATTTTTGGTATATGTTCAAGTGATGGTAACAGGAAAGCTATTAAGGAAAGTCTTAGATAAATTCTTAAAGTCACCCGTAGTGCAAGAAGCTAGAGTGCAGATCTGCATGCCCAATGGCGAGATGTTTGATATCAAGGATATTAAATTAATGGAAAACCAATTACTTGGTGTCCGTGAATCTCATAGATTAGTGATGACAGTTTATAAATCTAAGTGGAATATGGGTGAAGTCATAAAAAAAATTGATTAGCCAGAGAGTAACGGACTTAGCCTAAAAAATGATTAAAGGTGAGACTAAATTCTGGCATGAAATTAAGACGTTCAACACTAAAAATAATTGCGAATTATCATTTACACGCGTGGAAAATAGTGCTGCACATGGGACTCCTGATCTACTGGGCTACAATACTTCTGGCCACTTTTTTACCGTCGAATTAAAGTTAAAAAAAGCTAAAAAAATTCTTTTTTCTCCACATCAAATTGGCTTTCATTTGACTCATCCGAACAATAGTTTCATCATGCTAAAGGCCCTCGGTCCTTTAGCCATAAAACTTTATGAGGGAAGGTTTATAGAAGAACTAATTAAGGGGAAGGCAGAACCGTGTGCCACGGGTATGTTGTCAAGCTTAAAATTTTTACAAAAAGTTTAGCGTCCTATAATATCCTACACAAAAGTCAACGGACAAAGTGTCGCGGCCCGAGAGAAGAGCTTGTGGGCGGGACCCACCCGTGGCCTGCGGCCTGTGCTTGCGACTTGTGGACTATGGTGCGTGCTTGTGGGCGGGACCCACCCAATTTTTTTATTTATGCTTGAGGGCTGGTGGAATACAACCAGCCCCCGCTTGAGGGTTTCCCAATTTTAGGTGTAGTACAACCCCACAATCGAACACCATTCCTAATGTTCACCATAAGAAATATTTTTAATTTTTGGATTCCAGCATTTTCTACAGTCGAGACATTGCCCGCCCTGCTGCGGCGCTGGACATGTTGCTTTTTTAGTCACAACAGTGGAAGTATTCGGCCAGCTTTTAATTGGTCCCTGATCAACCATTGGTGAAGAAATTCTAATTGTTAAATTCTTCGGCGCTCTTTGTAAGTGGTCCTTGATCCAAGCTTCTTTGGTTGGCATCCAATGGCGCCTTGATGGCGTCCGTTTACATACTTCAAAAATTTTATTTAAATGATCCAGGCTTTGTACATCGCCTGAGTCGTGCCATCTAAAAACATCGGGCTTTTTATTATTAATCAAAGTCGTCATTGCGTGGACCCATAACTCATGTTTAAGGGCCTTCAATCTTCTGTATTGTGCATCTTGTACGATCTTAAAAACGTAACAACCTTTAAGAGCATAACAATTGCTACAGACGCTGCCTTCTACTTTTTGCAGCTTGCCGCCCGTGTTGCATTCTTTAGCAGGAAGGCCAATTGACCATCCAGGCATTTTGCCAGGCTTGCTTAGGCCTCCTACTATCTCCCACGCTTGAGCCGTGTTTAATTCTTTCATTTTTTATTTTTTTTAATTACCGCTTTTTCTAGTTCCATTATGAAACCCGAATATTCTTTTGTAATTTCTTCGCCGTAACACTTTTTCCAAGCGTCTAATATTTCCTTAATTGTAAGCATAATTATTATATTCCTTCCTTTTAATGCGGCTAGTAAACGTCAGTTTAAAACATCTTTCAATTCACCAGAACAAGCTGGCCGCCTCTCTTACTAGCCTGTTTTATATATAGGATATTATAGGAATATGTCAAGCGTTTAAAAATTTTATTTTCAACTAAAAAGTGATTGACACAACATATAGTGGTTAGTGCATGTGGGCGGGACCCACCCTTTGAGCTTGTGGTTAGTGCTTGTGGGCGGGACCCACCCTAAAAAATAAAAAGGCTTAGCCTGTTGCCTCGAGTACCTACCCATTCCTCGACATTTTAACGGTAGAATTAACAACAGGTTCCACGCCTGAGCGCATTGCTCGATCAGAACTCTGATCCCAGATCCATCGTTGGACTAATCGCTAGCTAGAACGCCCACGGTGGATCTGGGATCAGCCCCGAGGAATTGTTAGGGTATCCTCGGGGCCTAGGATCCTTGCATCACCTAACCAGTGCAAGGATCTTAGCCCTTGGAAGATTCATATTTATCGAGGTGAACCTTCCGAACACCTCAGTGTTTGCCAGAGGTAGTTGCCCTTCAACTTAACAATACAAATCCACAATAACAGAATATCCTATAATGTAAAGGACAATATTGTCGCACCTTATTTAGAATCGTTCCAATGTAGAGAAGAGCATGTGGGCGGGGCCCACCCTAAAAAAAGAAAAAATTTTTTTTAGTTTTTTTAAATTATTTGTTTGACAGTTATCCTATAATTTCCTATAACAAATCAGTTGTAATAATAACAAAAACAGAAAGGAATACATTATGCAACCATTAAGAAAAGACCACGTTGACCACTACAAAGATGTTGTGCATGAAGAGTTTAATAATGCGTCTTCATCTATTGAAAGTGAAATCCATGTTAAAGCTAGTGAGATAACAGATAAGAAATCACCTCACTTTGCAAAGGAACTTGGGTTTGATAAATTAATTTCAGAACTAGATAAGAGAGTTAAAAAACTTCTGAAATTTCAAAACGAAAAAGCCAGAATAGAGCATGACCTTGAGGTTGAAGCTAGAAAAGTAGCTGAAAAAATTGAGGACAAATTTTCTGGTTTAAGAAGATATAGAAAATGGAGTACTGATATGAGTTCTATTAAGGTTAAAGATGAAAACCCAATAGACTATGTAACAAAAAAAATAAAAAAAGTTTGTTACGAGGAAGCAGAAAAGCATGTCAGGAAAGGTCATAAATTATATCATGCACTTGGAAATAAAAGAAAAAAGTGTTTGAATATACTTTATACTGGAAGCCATATTCAACCAACATTAGTTGAGTTGAGTAAGGAAATGAAAACCGCTAATATTGAATTACAGATACCAAGTTCTTTATTAGCTTTACCACCGACTAAATAATATGGAAATATTATTATATTCTGGCATGGTTTTAATCATTGGTGGTTTTGGATTGTTTTTATATTCAGAAATAAAGTTACGAGAAATAGATCGTAAAATGTTTTTGAATGAGCAATTACATAAATCATTCATGGAAGCAAAAAAAGAAAGTGAGGATAAACAATTAAAATTATTCTAACTTAAAACTTGGCGCGAGATTAACACACTCGCGCCACCGAAAAAAAATTAGATAAGAGCATGTGGGCGGGACCCACCCATATAAAAAAACAATATGTTGTGGTTAAGTTATCCACAGGCACTAAAATTAATTTAAAAATAATGAATTATTTTCTTGCAAATAAAATCCTATAAATTATATTACATTTAAATTAACTTAACGAAAGGAATACAAATGGCTTTAATAATACACTACGAAGGTTTAAAGCACTTTAACAATGACGGCGGTTTTCTTCCAGGTGGCTTTGGAAAAAAACAAGCTGATCAAATCGGTTGGTTTATGATGTCAGCTGGCATCACGGAAATCACAGAAAAAAATATTCCAGAACTTTTATTTAGAGCAAAGTTTATGGATACTTGTTGTGGTGGAGTACCGGTTTTTTATAACCCAAATGTTTTTGAAGAGAAGGGTACTAAAGTTTGTGACTACAAAGATGTAGCTTATAACTTTAAAAAACATTTAGGTTTAAAAATAGAGGTAACAAATCAAGGAATAAAATTACCTGGAACTAGACATCAATTCATGGTCCAAGTTATGAGAAGCATGGAACGAGATATCTTATGGGATATAAAAGATATCGATACAGATGTTAGTTGGAAAGATCATGTAAAGGAGGAACACGTGAATAATTAGTTTCGTTAAGCCATGCGGTTCTTGCATAGGGTATCCTACAATATCCTATGCAGAAACTGCATACCACTCTGGGTTGTGTAGAGAAGAGCATGTGGGCGGGACCCACCACTAGGGGTCCCAATAGGAATTACTTTTATGTTTCACGTGAAACATTTTTTGCGATCCCCCCTTTGGCTAGTAGGGGTCCCAGACATACACTATAGTGTTTGATTTACTCAGTCATTCGGATATAATACTTTCTACCCATATTGAATTATATGCTAACAGTACAAGATATAAATAAAATTGAAGATCCTATCGAAAGAAAAAAACTAAAGATACAGATCATACAAAGACATCAAAGAAAAGAGCTCAAACAAATTCGTACCAATTTTTTGACTTTTGTAAAAAAGATGTGGCCAGATTTTATAGAGGGGTCCCACCATGAGACTATCGCAGATAAGTTTAATAAACTTGCAACAGGAGAGCTCACTCGTTTAATTATCAATATGCCACCCAGGCATACCAAATCAGAATTTGCATCATTCTTTTTACCTGCTTGGATGATCGGGCAGAATCCAAAATTAAAAATTATTCAAGCAACTCACACAGCCGAGCTTGCAATAAACTTTGGAAGAAAAACAAAACATCTAATTGATTCTAGTGAATATCAAAATGTTTTTAAAACAAGACTCCAAGAAGATAGTAAAGCTGCAGGACGTTGGAATACTTCTGATGGCGGTGAGTATTTTGCAGTCGGTGTCCAAGGTGCGGTAACCGGTAGAGGTGCAGACTTATTAATTATAGATGATCCACATTCAGAGCAAGATGTGAGCTCACCAAATGCATTCGATAAAGCATACGAGTGGTATACTAGTGGACCGAGGCAAAGGCTTCAACCAGGAGGAAGAATTGTTTTGGTTATGACACGTTGGTCAACAAAAGATCTTACACAAAAATTATTAAACGCACAGTCGAACGAGAACGGTGATCAGTGGGACGTGATTGAGTTTCCTGCGGTCTTACCTAATGGTAAACCAGTCTGGCCAGAATATTGGAAGCTCGAGGACCTCGAATCTGTTAAGGCGGCAACAGGTGTTGCAAAATGGAACGCGCAGTACATGCAGAACCCAACATCAGAAGAAGGAGCTCTAATCAAAAGAGAGTGGTGGAAAGATTGGGAACACGATCATTTACCAGTTATCGATCACATTATTCAAAGTTACGATACAGCATATCTTAAAAAAGAGACTGCCGATTATTCTGCTATTACAACATGGGGAATTTTTCGTCCGAACGAGGACAGCGGACCTAATTTAATATTATTAGATTCGTTTAAAGATAGGTTAGAGTTTCCAGAACTTCGTCGTGTTGCATTAGAACAATATAAATATTGGAATCCTGAAACAGTTATCATAGAAGCAAAAGCATCAGGACTTCCGTTGATGTACGAATTACGACAGATGGGAATTCCTGCTATGAATTTTACACCATCAAAAGGTCAAGATAAAATTGCAAGAGTTAATGCAGTCTCTCCTATGTTCGAAGCCGGACAAGTGTGGGCACCTTTGAAAGAAG